TCCTGAATCAACGTTGAGAGTTGACTGTAGTTCACGGAGACCAGCCAGACCGGTACTTGCTGTTGTTCTCAAGATTGATCTGAGACACGAACTTCGTGCCCTTGGTCGCAGCGCCAGCACCCTTCATCTTCATGTGGGTGACGCCCTTGTTGACATCCTTCTCAGGATAGCCATTACGACCGGTCGAATCCGTGTTCGGCCTAATCTTGCTGGGGTTCAGTTCTTTCATGATGATTACCTCGGGCCAGACGAGCCGCGCATCGGGCTACGCTGGTTCATCACCTTAGCCATGCCACGACCGTACTTCTTCATGTCGCTGTTGGTCTTGCCACCAGCACGCATTTTCTTCGTGCCGTGCATGGCTTTCTCGTGCTTACGCACTTCTTCCTTGGCGACCTTACGCATACCGTTCTTCATCTCAGTCTCCTAGGTCGTAACGACCGTAACTGTTCCTACCTCACCGGTTGGTGCCAAGGTATTTGGCGTCAACCCTGCATCATACGAACTGGCCCCGCCAACCGGGTTCCAGCCCCACTGAATCATTCTACTACCGCCTGCGCCGTTGTTACCTTCTTCAAAGTAACTCAGGTCAGGTCTTGGGTTCCTAAGTGCCTGCGGGTCATCCACCGGGTACAGACCCAGCGACAACTGCGGCTGATCAGGCTCCCAGCACTCCGGACAGACCAAGATGTTTACGTTCTTGGTCTTGATCACCAAAGACTTCAATTGGCGAAGTTTGTACCGGAAACCACACCGGTCGCACTCCGCGATAGCATGTTTGCCACTTGCAAACCTGTTCGGCATTAGTAGCCACCCAAGAAACTCTCACGTGGGACAAAGCGCACAGCAGCCTTTTCCCGATCCTCACCCGCCGCCAACTCCCAAGCCTCGTCGTACTGCGCCTTCAAGACCTGCATACGCGCATCTGCGCCGGGTATCTTCATCGACAGCATGTAGGCCAGCCCCGCCACCAAGCAGGGCAGGAAACGGAACGGGATGTCCTGACCGTTAGACCCCACACCGGGGTCAAACATACGCACGAGTCGCGTATAGACCAGCGTCCAAGTGGTTGTGTTATCGGGCAGGGGCCATACCGTGAACTGCGGCTTTACGATGACATCATCGGCACCGGTAGCACCCGTGCGGCGGTTGATCCAAATCTGAATCGGACGGCCCGTCGCGTTCTTGTTCGGGATAGAGAGGTACGTGCTGGATGAGATGCGCGTGATGTTGATGTCTTGCTGGTTCGTACCCGTGCCCGTGCGGATCACGTGGTCAAGCAGGTCAACCGTGTCTACGTCCAGATCGTACGTACCGACGTTGTAGGTCAGCGTCTTAGTCTCAGTCTGCAGCGTCCAGAGGTTAATACCCCGGTTAGCCCAGTCCATGAGCAAGAGGGCAAGGCTACGCTTAGACGTACGGAAGTCATAGCCCGTACGTAACTCAGCCCCACAACGCTCGTAAGCCTCCTCAATGATCGTATTAAGATCAAGGTTGAACTCGGTTGTGGCTGTGGTTTTGTAGGCCATCACATTCCTCGCCGTCTGTACGGCCTTACTTTTTCTTTAACACCCTTGGGCTGCGAGACAAACTGCTTGCCTTGGGCTTTACCCTTACGTTTGGCGGCGGTGGTACGGGCATACTCCGAAGGCGAGAGAGCCTTGATCGCAGCCTCTGGAAGGTATCTTTCGCCCGTGTCAGAAGATCGTTTACCACTCTTCGTTCTCCACTTCTGCTGCGTCCACGCTTTAAGGGACTGTTGAGGAGCCTTCATGCTTTTTCTCTAACTTCTAACGGTTTGTTAGCCGTAATATATTCTGCCGCTTTTTGCAACAAACTAGCATTATCTTTCAACAATCCTAGCCCTCTATTGCAGTTTGGGCAAAGTAATCCTCGTATTTTTCCTGTTTCGTGATCGTGATCAATACACAACCATGAAAACTTTTCTTCTGGCTCATTGCATAAAGCACAACAACCTTTCTGGGCTTCATACATAGCATTGTATAGTTCTTGAGTTGCTCCGCGCCGACGTAATCGCTGGTTAGTTACTACCCAATTGTTACGCCGCCAATTGTTTAAATGACCCCGATTTTGTTCCGCCCATTCCTGCCGTTTAACCTGCATACACGGTTTACATTGAGATTTGTAAAGATGCGCTAATTTACCGCCACGACTGAAAAATTCAGACAACGGTCTTTCTTGCTGACACCCAGTACAAATTTTAGTCTCTGTACCCACCGCCCCGCCGTTTATATTCCTTAGCCAACAACTGACTTTTTCTTGCGCTCCACTGCCCCGCTGCAGTACCCTGTACGGCCCGGCCCTTGATTGACTCAAAAAGCCGCTTACGCATACCGGGCTTCGTATAATTTCCCGCCTCGTTCACGCGGCTTTCGCCCCCCTTGGCGTAGGTTTTGATAGGTCTCCCAGTCCCAATTACGGGTTTTTCGTCCCCCCGGCGTTTTGCTCGGGGGACTTTTTTGGGAGATATCGCACCCATGCCACGAGAAGGCATCATTAGCACTTACCGCCCATCATCATTCTGACCATCTTGCCCTTGGTCTTGCCCTTGCTGGCGATGCCATCGGCAGACTTACGGAACACCGAACCGCCTTCGCGCATCTTGACCATCTTGCCCTTGGTCTTGCCCTTGTGAGCAACGCCATCAGCAGCCTTGCGGAACACCGAGCCGCCCTTACGCATCGGGGCCATATTGCCACCGGCTCCGCCCATGCCGCCTGACGGGGCTGCAGAGGCTCTATCTCTCATTGCTTGCAATTGAGCACTAGCCTGTCCTCCCGACGCGCCCGGCATAGAGCCAATACCAGAAGGCTTAGCGGGGGGAGTGGGAGGAGTCGGAGGAGCAGCACGAGCAGCACGAGCAGCACGTTGAGCAGCCGCACGAGACTCGACCGAGTTGGCTTGACGGAACGCTGCTTCACGAGCGCGAGTAGCCGCCTGCTTTGCCTGCAGGGCTTCATACGCTCCACCGGGACGGCCTTTAGGAGCCGAAGCGCCACCAACCGCGAACTTCCGCATCTTCTTGCCTTCCATCTCAGCCTCTTCGTGCTTGATCATGGACTTCGGAGCGCCCTTCTTTTTCATGAAGGACACTTCTTTACGCATCATCGCCTTTGACTCTTTCATAAAAACCTCTGTTAGCAGATTTTGCCGCGAGTCTTGCCCTTCTTGGCAATACCATCGGCTCGTTTAGAAGCAGACGAAACAGACCCGCCGCTGGCGTATCTCTTTACGCCACCACCGTGTTTGAACACGCCACGACCCTTAAGTACGTCGGCGCGGGTTATTTTGCCGTCACCCGTGAGATCGGGCATACCGCCGCCACGCATCTTCTTAACCTTGCCGCCATGGCGCATGCCTTCTTCCATATCTTCCTTAGCGTCGAGGCGCTTACGGGCTTCTTCTCTACTTACGCCCATGTTCCGCATAACGCGCTCTTCCTCACGGCGACCGAAAATGTCAGTGAGTTTCTTAAGAGGCGACAGCACACGCTCTCCGTACGACGAAGTCGGATCGTCAAAACGGCCAGAGCCAACCTTGGGCTTATAGCCTTCAGGCAACTTAGCGCCACGACCACCAGCGGTACGGCGTGGGCCAGCAGGAACCTCGACCTTGGTCTCGGTTTTCTTTTCTACTTCGACCTTGGGGGCTTCGACCTTCGGGGCTTCAGACTTCTTGGCACCCGCTACTTCGGTCGTGTACTTCTTGCCCTTCCAAGTGAACGTGTCATCACCGGCTTTACGGGCAGCACGGAAGGCGTCTTTGAAACTCATATCGCCACTGCTGCCGCTACGGCGCGTGGACATCTTCATGCCTTCGCCACTGTCCTCGCCTGAGTAACTCGTTGGGCCACCCAGAGCAAACTTCTTACCTTTACGTTTGTCGGCTTTCATATAGTCTTTTCCTACAGATTGAGGAATGTCCAGACGTTTGGCTGCTTTGGGGTCGTTAGCAACCATCGCCATCAATCGATGCTGTTTTGCGGATTTGCTGGGCATCTCAGCAGTTCCAAGCCCTCAACGATTTGTTGATCCGGCTGTTCGGGTCGTTTGCCGTCTTGGCGCTCGTCAGTTTCTTCTTCATGCCTGTCATACGGGCACAGAATGACTTCTTGCGAGGCCCACCTTCCGGTTGAGGACGCTTCAGCCCCGGCTTACCCGGATTGGCACGGTTATAAGAAGCCCGACCTTTGGCATTCAAGCCGCCAGCCGGGTTCTTGCCTTCTTTCCGTTGCCAAGCAGGGGTCTTAGCCATAGATCACCATCGTCGAAAGAACGGCTGACGGGACGATGTAGATGCTGGTCTGGAAAAGCAGACCCTCACCGGGCAACAGCACGTAGTCCGGCGCAGTGGAATTTGCCTTGGTGTTCACTGCAATCTTGACCGGGCCGCTTGCCCCACCGTCATAGAACGTCACGGTGCCTGCGCCGCTATCTGGGACGATGTAAATCGCCTTTACACGAGAGCGACCAATAACAAGGCTATTTTGATCCAGCATGTCGCCAGCAGAAGTGGCGACCTTACTAGCAAGGACATCTGTTTGCATACCCATCCTAAGTCTCCTGTAATGAATGAAGGGGGCTTACCGCCCCCCTACGAAATCCTTACGGGACGAGACTGGCGTACAGACCGATGTAAAGCGTGGTGCTGCCGATGAGAACCGGGATGCGACCTGCCTGAACCGATACCGTGCCCGACACCGAACCCGTGGTCAGTTTGGTGCTGCCAATCGTGAGCGTGGTGCAAAGCAGGTTGGTGATGACGGCAGAATCGCCAGCGATAGCGCCCTCAAAGCCGTTGTCAGACTTAACCGGGCCGGAGAAAGTTGTACGTGCCATTTCAAATCCTCACATGCGAGTTGTGCCTACCAGTCTGCATGTCGTCAGTCGGGTCTGTCTGGTAAGCAAAATTTTTTCCCGATGACCGCTATATACGCCTAGAAAACTAAAAAGGAAAGGGGGGCCGAAGCCCCCCAATCCAGTTTTATCAGGACGCGCCCGGCGAACCGAACATGCCCAGCGGATCAGACCATCCGAACGAGTAACGCTCGCGGCTCTTATACCGCACGTTTCCAGTATCGAAATCACCATCCATGGAGTTCTGCAGCGGCGTACGGACAAAGTGCTTCATGCCGTTCGGAACGTCGGTCGTCAAGAACCAAGCGTTCGTGTCCGTCAGGTAGTGGTTGACCGTATATCCGCCCGGAATCGAACCCATCGCCTTGAGGGCGTTGATGTCGTTGTCAGCGGTCGCAACACGGAGTTCCGTGTCGAGGAGACGCTTGGCAGTGAACATCAACGGCGGGGGCACGATGAGTTTGCCGGGTTTCGCCGCGATCAGAAGTCCACGCTCGTCCGTCCAACCAGCAATCTGAATGACAGCCGCTTCCAACGAAGTCTCGTTGAGGTCAGAAGCCGTCAGACGGTTGCTGTTGGTGCCACCCGAAACAAGCGGGTGATCCGCCGCGAACAGAGCCTTGCCGTCACCACCGGGGTAGGACGAAGAGAAGCCGTTGTTCAGGACAGATGCCGCCTTGACCTGCTTCGTGTACGCCATGGCGCGAGCAAGAGCCTTCGTATAACGCTTGCTGAGCGAGTCGTACAGGTTGTCTTCAACCGCTTCTTCCGTGATGGAGAAGCCGAGAGCGATGGTCTCGTGGCTGTAACGAGCAGTCCACGCTTCCTGTGCGTTGTCATACGCAATCGCAGCACCTTCGGCCTTCACCGGAGCGGCGCTGAAACCAGAAAGTTTGGTCTCCTCTTCAAAGGAACGCTCGGAAGTCTCAGTCTCGTAGATTTCCTTGTGTTCCTCACCATAGGTCTTGTACTCAAGGCCGAACAGGGCGTTCAAACCCGGCAGGAGTTCCTTAAGTAATTGTGCGCGTGAAATAGCCATTTCTTAGAACTCCCTTATTAAACGCCGACGGGGCAGTTGTAAGCGTGACCACCAACAATCAACGAAACGCTCGTGAGGTACGGTGCATTGAACTTCACGATAACTTCGGGATAGTAGGTAGTGCCGCTCGAAACAAACGCCGTGTCTTCGACTACATCAACGATACGCATCGGCAGAGACCGGGTGGTCGCAACCGAAGACAGCAGGAGACCCCGCTGCGAGTCGTTCGTCGTCGTGTTCAGCGCCTCGTCAACCAGTGCAACGTTGGCACCGATATCCTCGTACGTGAACCCGCTCGTGGTCGAGACGTTCAGGGACGCCGAAACGCCCACAGCCTTGAACAGGGTGTTCGGATCATCAGCCACATACGCCGTAACGTACGTGCCGGACTTCACCGAAGTGCCCGAAATCCAAGCCTGCGAGAAGGTCGGCTGACCCGTCACAGTGGACACGAACGAACAGCCCAAGAACACACCGGCAAAGCCAGCGTCCGGGGGCGTCGTCGTCGAGGTGGAAACAGAAATAGTGCCGCTCGAAGTCAACTGAACCGGATCGCCGTAGCCAATGCTCGCAGCACTGGACGCAATACGACGCTGGCGAGTTGCCCCGGCAAACACCTGCCCGCCGATCAAGTTGATCGGCTTCAAGCCATACGGCTTGTCAACAGTAGGATATGCCATTAGTTACTCCAAAAAAAGAAGTTATTTACCCTTGCCGAACGAGACCGTAGTCTTCTTCTCACTGAAGAGGGGCATACGCTCATCGTTCAGCCTCATAAAGTTGTTGTCTACCGACTGCAGTTGAGCCTTTGCTTGCTGCGCGTAGTAGTCATCGCGCTGCTTCATCAACTCTTCCGGAGCCTTACACAACAACAAGCCACCGATCTCAATGTTTCCCTTAAAGCGGGAGTTGGGATCGGACATATGCATCAACTCCGGATGGTCTTCAGCCTTCACAGGCTCCCAACCTTCACGAAGTTTTGCGGAGGTATTCGATGGGTCAGCAGTTCCCATAATACTTGTCCGGATGTAGCGGAACACCCAACCCGGCTGCGGCGTAGGTGCCGGAAGCGTCTGGGGTGGAGTCCAAGTTTTTGTGCGCTGCGTCGATTCTCTATTTTCGACTTCACGATCAAGACGATTGTTAACCATTGTCGTTCTCCAGTTTCATAAGTTCTCGTGCGTACTGCTCGTTGCTCAGACCTAATTTCTTAGCGATAGCAACTTGAGTCGGTGTCAGGCGTACCTGACGAGGCGCGGTTGAACGCGTCACCGGAGCCACCACGTTGGCCTGTTTGGTGCGAGTGGGCTTTTCGGCCTCCCTCGTTTGAGTCGGCTTTTCTTCCTGTTCTACTTCCTCATCGAAGTAGTCAGGGAATCGCTTCCTCATCGTCGAGTCGATCTGGCGATAGTAATCATCGCTACGCAAATCTACTCCAGACCTTTCTAACTTAGCGTGCAGTCCAAGTGCGAGGGCGGTCATTTCCTCGTCTACGCCAAACCAAGGGTTTTTCTGTCTCCATACTTCGGCTTTCGGGTCGATTGCTGGAGCAGAAGCCTGTGGCGCTTGAACTTGTTGAGATGGTTGTACACCCGATTCTTGGGCTTGTAAAGTAGGCTGAAATCTAGAGTATTGCTGCAGCCGAAGTTTGGCATCGGTCAGTGACTCCTGAGCCTCTGCGATCTTTTCGGAATCGCCAGCCTCATAAGCCTGCTTTAGCCTGTCTTTGGCTACACTAAGTTCATTGTTAGCAGCCTTAGTAACTTCTTGGATAAAGGCACGTTCGCCTACACCAAGTCGCTGCTTAAGCCGCCTATTCTCCTCATACTGCTGTTGGGCAAACCGGACGGCTTCCTCTTTCTCACGGGCAGCACGTTCTTTTTCCCGGCGCTCGTCGTGCCAGACTTTCTTCATCTGGGAGAGGCGCTTCTTGACCTTGTCGGAATACTCCTCAAGGTCATCCTTCTCCAGTTCGTCCACGATGTCCTTGGGCAAAGGTTTACGGCCCCGGTCTTCCGGCGGGGTATCGTCAATAACCTCAACCTTGAATTCGTCTTCTGCGGCCTCTTTGGTCTCAGCCGCTGCCTTTTCCTGATCTATTTCATCAGGAAACTTATACTCTTCTTTGTCAGCCATAATCTAATTACCTCATGCGCGACGGATTCCACGGGGGTCTTGAACCACCGCTTCTACCGTATCGTCGTTAATGATGCGGAACTCCCTACCGTGGATGACCACGCGGGTGCCTGAATACGGACGGGTTAGAACAAAGTCGCCTTCCTTGCACCATGAGCCGGTGGGGAAACGTTCCTTGTCTGCATAGCAGAGGTCACCCATCTTCACGACAAACAGCACGACCGTGGTCAGTTCCTCGGTTCGCTTCGTGTCATCTGCCTTGATGATGCCGCCTTCAAACTCCTCCTCTACGTGCGGTACTGCACACAACATCCGATAGCCTTTCGGCTCTGGCAGTAGTTTGGCCTTAGCAGCCTCTTCCTGCGTTTTTGCTACGTCGATGCTACTCACTCTTCCTCCAGTCTTTTTGCAAGGTCTTTAAGATGATTGCGCGCGAGGTCGAGACCCTGTAACGCCCCGCAAAGTCGTTTGTATTCACCCTCGTCCAACTTGCCTTGGATTAGAGTGTCGATGACCAACATGCGCTCTTCTTGAAGCCTCGTATCGAGGTATTCCAGAGCGTTTGAGTAAGACATTTACTCCTCCTTCTTTGAGCCTTTCGGCGGTCGCATCGCTGCCCGAATAGCAGCGTCTTTGCTCTTTGCGATGTCGATACCCATACGCATGCCTTCGGACTGCTGCTTGGCAGTCAAACCAGCCTTGTGCTTTTGGACATCCACACCGAGTCGGGCAGCGTCAATCTGTGAGCGATTGGCAATCTCTTGCTTGCGAAGGTCGAGTTCATCGGCCTTGGTCGCTGCCATGATCTGCATCTCCTGCTGCTTGCGCTGCAGTTCTGCCTGCTTGAGTTGTGCATCAAGTTGAAGTTCAGCCTGCTTGACCTGCGCTTCCATCTGGATTTGCTGCGCTTTGAGTTGCAGTTCCTGTTGACGAAGTTGCAGTTCTTGCTGCTGCATCTGCAGCACAGGGTCTTGTGCCTGTTGCTGAGCCTGCTGTTGTTGAACCTCCTGCTGATCTTTTTGTAGCAGTTTGGCTGCAGCCTGAGCAGAGAGGCGCGATATCTGTACCTCAACGGCTTCAGGCAGTTTGGTGTCTTCACCATTCTCTTGCGTCGGCGGTAGTGCTGCGCCGAGTTGTTCTTCGATCTCTTTGCGGTACTGGAAGGCGATGTGCTCCATGATGTGCGCCATAGCAGCGCCCATGATCTCTTGCGCCTTCGGGTTTTGACCGATCATCTGCCGCAACTTCGGGTCTTGCATGGCAGAGTTATGTACCATCAAGTGCGCCTCGTGATCCTGATAGATGAACGCCTTGGCAGGTTTGCCATTCAAGATGTCCATGTTCTCGGTCACAGGGTCTTTGGGCTTGGCGTCCTGTGCAGGCGGGATAATCTTGTCAGCGTTTTTCACGCCAAGCGTTTCGATCATTTGCCTGTGCAGATACTGCATGTCATAGATATTCGGCGCGGTCTGCGATAACTGCAGCACGGCTTGGTACTGCACGATCTTCTGCGACATCGTAGCCGCGTTCGGATCACTGACCGGAATGACATCGACATCGTCGTAGTCAGCCCTTTTGGCCTTGCGATCACCGACTTCCGGCTCGTACGAGTATTCTTCTGGCGTGTTGTCACGAATGATCGCAGCAAGGAGTTTGAACTCTTGCTTCATCGTGTAGTAGATACGCGCCTGCACCGCCGTCATAACTTTGAGAACACGCTCAAGCACGGCAAGCGTCGTACCCACCGGAGCCTGCGAGGACATGTCGCTGATCTTGAGATCAGACACCGCAGCGAAGCGACGGCCATCCTCGACCACCTTGTCCATGAGCATGGCAAGGGTCTGGCTCGGCTCCTTGTACGGCAGCGGCAGGATGTTGTCGCGTACCGCACCCGAAGGTACGTCTACGTCTCGCCACTCGCCGGGGGCGATGGGGGTGTCGTCTCCCTTGATACGGAGACCACGTGATTTGAGACCACCCGGAAGGTTGCTAAGAGTTCCTGCGTCGATAAGTTGGCGAAGCAAGGAGGTTGCCGCTTTGGAGTGCCCGCCGATAAGGTGGATAAGTCCGAAATAATAAAAGCCAAAGCCGGGGATATATCCGTAATGGACAAAGTGCTGCCGCTTTGATTTGAGTTTGTCATCTTCTTGCCAGTTGCGGCGTATCGCCAGAACTGTCCCCGTCCCCTTCTCAATCGTCACTACGTATGGCAGTGCGATGCCTGTCTCGTTGTTGTCTTTATCGACATCGGGATAACCCGGCAGGTCGATGTTCACGTGCATCTCAAGCAACTGGAACCGATCATCCATCGTCGCTGAGAAGCCTTGATCCTCTGCCTTCTGCTTCTCCACCTCGTCCATCGTGCGAACCGGATCGCCCAAGTCGATGTCGCGGTAGAAGCCTGCGTACTGCAGTTTGATTAGTTCGTTCTTCGTTTTACGCATGCGATGCGTAACACGCTCGGCACCTTCCAAATTGGCCGCGCCGTACGGCACGATGATGTCTTCAGCCGGGATATAGATCGCTGTCTGCCGATCAAGCGATGGGTCAAAGTAGACCTTCTTGAACGCGTTACCTGCCAGAGCCAAACTCAGCAACATGCGCTCATGCTCTGGGCGGTATTCCTTCATCACCTCGGTCAATTGGTAGTTCATGTCATCAGCGACACGCACAGCCGAGTCTTTCTTCTCTGGAGTCTCCTTACCAACGATCTTGGCTTTGACCGGCCCTGCGGCAGGGAAGGTCTCCATGATGGTCTCGGACTGGAACTTGACGGCTGACTCCATCAAGAGCGGGTGGTATACACCACAGGCACCGGGCCAAGGCTCAGTACGCTCCTCGTACCGGATACCCAGAATCTTTAAGCCTTTGACGTAGGTATCCAGCCAGTCCTTGCGCGAGGCTAAGTCCTGCTCGTACTGCCCGATCAATTCGCCAGCAAGGGAGCCTAGTTCGCCCTCGCTCATGAAGTCAGCGAGATTGGCGTCAAAGTCTTCGGCGCGAGGCTCGGACTTGACCATCTCAACGACCATGCCATCAACGCCGATAGCCACGCTCTCTGGGTCTTCGATCATGATCTCAATCGGCTCAGGGGGAGCAAGTGCTTCTAAACCCTGCGGAGCCTGCATCAAACTTTTATCGACAGCCATTTAGATTCTCCTAGTAGTATCGCGCTGACGCATTCTTGCGGCTCTTAAACCACTTCATCGGTTCTGGCTCGTCAGTGGGCAGGCGTATAAAGCCGCCCTGACGGAAACGCAAAAGAGCCAACGTGGTCGAGTCCACCAAGTCGTCGTTCGTGCCAGACGGGAAGTCGTTGCACTCTTCAACCACCTCCCAAGCCCAGCGCCTATCAGGCACCCAGACTATACCCGCAGCAAACAGGTCTGACACAGCATTTACTCTGCTGATCTTGTCTTG